CCTACCTTGTGCTCGTGAACCAGAATAATAATAAACATCGGTAGAGGATGTTGCTAAGTATCGATTTGCCCCAGCAACCGTAGTGCTGCCCGTAGCATCAATAGAACTAGAAAGATAAGTTAAATCTTCCATTGTGAAAATATAAGATCTCGATTGAGCGAGACTCGTGTTACCAACATTTGTAATAGCATAATTCCCAAATGGTCTAACAAGATCCTGGTAAGAATAATCGAATGCCGTGCTGCCCCTCTTACTCGTATCAAGCCCAAAATAAGCATTTGTTTGACTTGCCAGATTTCCTTGTGTTGAGTTTAAACGCAACGGAAATTTGGGAAATTGGCAAAGGAACGAGCCTGTTTGGATTTGAAATGCCGATCCCGAAGTGCCGAAATAAGGTTTCCCATCGACGCGCTCGGTGCTGCTGGCGAGGTTGACGCTCTGCTTGTCGGGCGCACCACCAGACACTAAAGTGGCTGTCGTACTTGCCACCGTTGAGCCACTTGTGATTCTAAAAGAATCCCATCGAATCGGACCTTCAAATCCAAATGGTAGAAAAGTCTCGTTTGTTGCAGCATCATCAACTTCTGCATTCATATCAACATAAATATATTTAGATTGATTCGGGTGGTTTCCATAATCACGATATCGTCGCTCAGTATTGCTCCAAACTACATAAGAATCGCCAATTTTCTTGGCAATATAATTGGTAGAATTTGGATTTAAATTACATTGTGAAAATCTTTCAACAACTTGTTTAGCATTATCGCTATCTTTCGCTAAACGAACCTCAACTGTAAATGTACCATACGGATTTGACGTATCATTAGAAGCTTTTACATCGGCAATTGAGATTTTAAAATTTTTCATTTCCCATTCGCCAGCTTCAAGAGTTCTGAACCTGAAAAGCTTTTGATAGTTGAAGGCCCCACTTGCACCAGCTAAATCTTGAGAAATAATAAAGGGTGTTTCTGCCTTTGTAGCATCTCTGAGTTGCACTCCTTGATTATACGCTGTTCCAGTGTCAGTTTTCAGAGGTAGTAAAATGGCAAAATCAGTTGTTCCAACGCCAGTTCCAATTTGCGTTGCCTGGTTCGCATTTAAGTCAGCTAGATTTCTATCAAAAGTCTCTCCCAACCAATAAGTTTTAGTACCAGCGGAATTAATGGTACTGTTGGTAAGAGTTGGATTTGTATTAAAAACTTTTCTAATATAATTTTTAGAAGATTCTACAAAATCAAAAGTAACTGTTTCTGAAACTGTCTCTCCTGTGCCAGCGCGAACTTCCATTTTCCACGCCCCACCGGACGCTTTAACAACGGTGATTGCTCCTGAAACTTCGGTGCCAGCTTGATCTGCTCCTCTTAAACCCATTGAACCTGCTGTTAAATAAAAGATTGCTCCAAGTGTTCCGGTAAGGTTTGCCGTGGTCGGCGTCATTCCCGAACCACTCGGCACGACAAACATCCCATAAGCACCACCGGCTCGGGTTAGTTCGGTGGAACTAAAAGTTCCAGCAGTCCAACCAGCGCGATTTGGCGACGCTACTGTGGAATTATCTGGATGTTGTTTTCCTAGAAGACGAACAAAAGTTACAGGAGAACTATTTCGTAACCAAGCTTGCGCGGCATAAGCACCATAAGTTGGAGAAAGTCCCGCCCCACCGTTACGCCAAACATCACTTCCACCACCACCCGGCTGCGGATTACCAAAAATCTCAATAAATTCAGAAAATGAATCTACTTGAACGGGACGAAGCCCCGGTCCTCTTGATGTACGCCCAATAATAACCGGCCCAATTGGTTCAGGTAATCTAGGAAGTTGTGAATTGTCGATTTCTGCAATCTGAACACCGGGACTTACAAATTTAAACTTACTTACTGGCATTTACTTCTCTCCTTGAAACAGATAAAACTTACTATTTAAGTCTCTAATAAATAGTATAGAATTTACCGAAACGCAAAATGAATTATTAAGAACGATATTTTCCCCTGGTGGACGGTCCAGGCTTCCACTCGGGTTTATCGTCAAAAATAGTCCGTTCGCGAGGAATTCTAATTTCTACTGCATTTTCTCGGACAACTTTTGAAGGTTGAGGATCATTTTTGCCTTGACCAATCAAATATCCTAGTGTTTTAATATCTATTTTTGTAATAAAAATTCTTCGGTCTTCACCCATATTATTCACATTATTTTCTTGTGAAAAATCTGACTGCATAAAACACTCAAATCTGTGACCATCTTTTTTAACAAAAAACTGATTAACTCCATGAGTTTTGGTCATAAATGGCTGTGTAACTTCATTCATTTGTTGCTGATATTCTGTTTGAATGTTTATGCGGTATGTAATATCAACATAAACCGGCATTGGAACTGAAATTTGTTCATAAACAATTTTTTTGTTCTTCTTTTTGCTCGGAAAGTTTATTTGTCCGCCTGATGGTTTCGCAGCACCATTTACACCAAATTGTCTGGCTGAATCCGCATTAAGAAAATTAGCAGTTTTATCTTGTTTAATTATGCGAGCAATCATAATTGAACCACCCTTTGCGTCATTCACGGGCATAATATTCCCATAGAATGCACCTTTTTTGGTGGGGTCTTTCGTAACAGACGCGCGCTCAATCGTAATAATGGGATAAGTAATTGCTCCAGTTGGATTTTGTATTTTCAAATTCCTTATTTTATTCGCTCGCTGGCCAGCACGCTCGCCAGCTACCCACACACAAGGAACTTTTTTCCACCCTTCGTTGGTAGAACAAAAAACATTCATAATATCATCTAACCATTCAAACATCGCGAAATCAACTGTTTCCAGTGATGATGGAGTATAAGGTAAAATTGGTTTTTTTTCGTTAGCAACCATTATTTTGTATCAAACACTCCCGAACGCGCCTCGATGCACGTTGCTGAGATTTCTACCTTGTGCGCCGTTTGCCCGAATAATTCTCTCGGTTGTGCCAAAGTTACAATCTCATAAAGCTTATCACCATAAAGCACAAAATCACCCTCTTGTACATTTACATCTTGATCTTCTGTGAGGCGTCTTTTATGAAAATGAACATTTATAGTCCCAGTTTTATCAAGACCATAACCGGACATAGTTGTTGTTGTTCCTTGCCATTCAACAAGGGCTTGAACTCTTATTGGTGGCAAAAATGTTTTTTTGATCGCCTCACTGTACAAAGAATGAAAATTTGTGTGTTCCAAACTAATCGGATAATAAATAATTGTTTGACCTATAACGCGCTCGATTAGTTCATCATTAACTTGCTTCACCAAATTTCGTTCTTTTTGTCCAAGAAAAAGAGGAGGTGGTGGGCTCGCGGGTCTAGTCCATTTGTTAGATTTATCAGCCATTTTCTTATCCTATCCTATATAAATCCCCATTGGAACGTGAGTCATAATTCGATTAGCATTATCAGCCATATCAGCATCACTTCCAACCAACGCACTGTAAGTAAGTTTATCAAGTTGAGTTTTTAATTCTTCTTTCAAAGCAGTTTGTTCTTCTTTGGCTTGGCTCAATAAGTCTGAAGCATTGAGAGTAACATCATTTCCTGGGATTGGAATTGATCCAAACTTTCCTCTTACCTGACCGAGCATTTCTTTTGAAATGGCAAGCGCATATTTTCTTATCCATTGCTTACCCATGCTATTAATATTTTCAAACGGAATATTCGCAAAGGGCAAAGTGTTCATGTTATTGATGCCGCCAACGCCATCTTGACGATCTGAATCTTCTTCCCAAGAATCATCTGGAATACTAAACAAAAACCACATTCTGGAAGGAGTCCCACCAGATCCCGGATTGAGCGGTTGAGGATAAATTTTAAGTTTATTGTTTCTGATTTCATATGAATAATGGCTGGTCCTTGTATAAAGATCTGTTTCGTATGTCATTGCTTGCAATTTATTCTGCCAAGCCGGAACCACCTGAAAAGTTGAATCGTCTGCATACATTCCATAGGTATTTAAATTACCAAATACATTTAATCCACCATAATAACCATAAAATCTCCAAGATGCCGCAGGTGATTTATAATAAACTCGGTGGATGTCTACTCGTTTATTTTTAACAAGTCCATTCCAAATATTTGTTGCTTGTGAGTTTGAAACTTCCACTTGCAAGTCATAATCTTGAACATTTCCAGTCAAAGCAACAGATGCCGAATACATTGTAACATTATCTCCAAACCCTGCTTCACCTGCTAATCCGCTTGCAATTCTACTTGCATATTCAAATGTAAACTTAGGATATTTTAATGAAAGATGTGTGCCACTCAGACTAGCTGACAATGACCCAGATTTCATGCTTCCGTCATGATCAAATGTTCCAGTTGTGGCACCCAAATAATCCGACAAAACATTTTCAGCTTGATGAGAATTTATAATGTATGAATATTCTAAAACTGCCAACTCATAAGAAGAATAAACATTTTCTGCTTTGAGTTCAATATCAAGAACATCACCACCAAGCATTTTGTAGGTGAATGCAACCTGATCAACAGCACCAGAAATAAAATCGGTGTTATTTAAATAAATTCCATAAGGAACTGCGGTTGATGTTACTTTTGATAAAGTGCCGGTGACAGGCAAAACAATTGCGCTAGTTTGACTGGTGGGCGTTAATGTGGGAAGTGCCATTTATTATATTCTCCTACAAGTTAAATAGTAATTTTAGTTAGTAAATGAAAAAAGAAAACCCCCGTCTCTCAAAAAGAAAGACGGGGGCTTTCAAGTGTCAAGATTACCTAACTAATAATAAAATTAGCCAAGCAAGTCTTCGATAATAACCAGACCTACATATCAGGTCGAACCATCTTCTTGCCATAACGAGTCATCACACCCTTGCGAGGTGTGAAGTCGTCTGGATCAAAAATGGTAGGAGTAGTCTGTAGAGGCACATAAGGCGAATACACATAACCACTCTCAAGGAAACTACCTCCCTTGCGACCAACAAGAATAACATTTCGTGGGAAGTATGGATCAACATACACATCCCACTTCTTGCTAATACTACCAGTCTTCACTGCACCAGCTTCGCCGCGATTCTCATCAGCGGTTGTGCTTGCGCGGAAACCATTTGTGAACTCAAGAACGTTTGCCGTCTCTGGTCCACAAACCAAGAAGTTTGCTCCACCTCGTAGAGTCTTACGATGAATCTGTGCAGAAACATCATTAACAGTCTCTAGAAGTGTCTCATACCACTCGGAAACAGTGCCAGTAAAGTCTGGGAAGAGTGCGAGATTAGTCGACTTACCAGTCGTCTTATTAACAAACTTACCAGGCTTACGTGACCAGTGTTGTTTACCAGCACTTGCACCCTTAACAAGATCCTCAAGAATCTCTTGATCAATCTCAAGTGCAATAGTCTCAGATAAAATACTTGTAAGCTCGACCTCTGCGTCGAGATTATGATAAGCATTAATATCCTGCTGAAGCTCCGGTGTCCACTTAGCCTTGAGTTTCTTGGTCATCGCAGTAATCGACACACTGTCAACCTTGATGTCAATTTCTGGAATTCCAACATTGTTTTCCAGACCCCAAGTGCTTTGCCCAGCAATAGCGCCAAGTGCTCCTGCTGAACCTGCTTTTGGTGTGCCACCGAAGTCATCAGCCTCCGTAAATGTAGCCTTCCAGTTACCTGCGGATGCGCCGAGCCCCTTGAGTGTAGCCAACTGAGTTGGTGTTTTCGTACCATCAAGACTAGCCATAACAACCAAAATCTGATCCTTCGCATCGCCAGCTTGCCACATACCCCGATTAGAACCAGAATATTGCGTCAGCCGTCGAATTTGTGAACCAGTCAACTCTGCGGAAGAACCAGATCCAGCGCGAGTGATTGCAACAAGGTTATCCTTGTTTATCTGAGGGAACTCAGAAACCGCACACTTATAAATAGCAGCGGTCGTTGTTCCTGATGTAAAATCAGGATCAAAACGCAAAAGTGCGTTAAACGCGCGTTGTGCGTCAGTACCCGCAGAAACTTCGCCAGCAGTCATAGTAGAACCCGTACCGCTAAACGTACCAGATGCAAAAACTGTCATTGCCACTGTTGTTTCTGAACCAGTTGGTGAAGCATAGCCATTATTCAAATTATAATAACTGTCTTCCTGATTGTCTACAGTTGAAAGATTTACACCGCCAGTAATTTGTTGCCCAACAACGCCCCCACCATAAAGTGAATCGTTAGCATCAGCACCAAGTCGCGTACTATTGTATGTAAAGTCTAGGAAGAAAATGAGACCTGACGGTAAGCTCATAGGCTGAACCGAAACAAGCTCATTTGCTACCAATCCGCCGAATACTCGACGGACAATTGGAAATGCGACAGCCGCAAAACCTTCGACGCTACCTGCTTGCATTGTGGAAGCTTCGCGAAGAAGTTCTTTGGCTTGATTTTCTAAGAGAGCGGACATACTCTGACGACCATAATCGCTCTCAATTCCTTCAAGAAGTCCTGTCTTCTCCCACTTGGAAAGAAGAGCATTAGACTCCTGCGAGAGATCACGATTAATGACACCCTCTGTGAGTTTTTCAATAATACTCATAATTTTTTTTCTCCTTAAATAATTCCCGCTAACTTTCTCATTCTATCGATTTGATTTTTATTAGCAGGTTGTTTTTCTTTGTTTGATTTCAAAATAAATTGACTATTTTTGCTCATTGCTTCATTCAACGTCTTAGGAGCAGTTCTGCCCTTGGACGATAGATTTTCATTCAATGTTTCAAAAACAATCTTAGCTTCTTCTACGGAACCAACTTTTGAAATTGCTTCGACAAGTTTATCTTTTTGCCGCTCATTCAAGGAGTCGCTGTTCAGAACGCGATTCGTGTAGATTAGTTTTGCGTTAGAAAAATTAACTTCTTCTAACTTCTTTCCTGCTTTCAGGGCAATACTCTTAAGATTTTTGTAATCTTTATTCTGCTTATTCAATCGAAGCTTCTGAGATTTAACTTGCTCTTCTAGCTTTTTAATTGCTTTACGCAATTCTTCCTGTTCTTCAGCAATAGCAGTATCCTGCTCCTTTGCTAAAGCAACATCAAGACCTTGTTCATCCTCCGCATTCGTGGGATGAGTGTGAAAGTTTTTTCCATGAGGAACATCTGGGAGATCAACAACTAATGCTTCAATAATATCATTTAGTTGGTCTTCGGTAAGATCGAGATCCTCATCTACTTTTTCTTTCTTCTCTTTTTCTTTCTTCTCTTTTTCTTTCTTGAGGAAGTCCGTTTCTCTGGTTTTGGCGTCGTCGTCAAGATCTGCCATAGTTCTCTTGCCGCGCCCAGGCACAACGACTTCGTTCTTTTCTTCTGCCTCTGCAAGCACTTCATCATCAACAATTTCAAATAACTCTTCTTCAGTTTCAGGCATACCCATATCCATTTCTTCTTCGCCTGCTTCGGCTGCTGCAACAAGCTGATCTAAATCAAGAACAACTTCTTCCTCCTCTTCTGGGCAAGGACATAGTTTTTCTCCGTCTGTCGCAGCCATATCTAATTGATTCACAACGTCTTCTCGATCTTCCGCACCTTCCTCGCCGCCCAGGCCCATCATGGGATCTTCTTCAGCGAAAGGATCTTCTTCTTCTTGTTCCAAAAGAGAAGTTACTGCTTCTTTTATTTCATTAGAATACTTTTCAAGAATTGTGTGCTCTGCATTTTTAACAGCCGCGTTTTTAAGTGCCTCGGCGTCAATAACAGCCTGTTCTAACATTGATGATGACATTAA